TGTCTTGAAAATCTGGGTATACCCATAATTATCTTCAAGCTCTGTTGAGAAAACGTCAGGAGAACCAGAACCTTCCTCGAAGGAAGTACCGATTATCTGAGCCGCATCATTATCAGAAAGAACATTGTATCCAGTTACACCTGAATTGGATACGTCAATAATCTTACCTGTAAACGAAGTTTCGCTACTACCATGTGTTACTGCTGAATCAACACGAACAACCACTTGTCCAATTCCAAGATCACCTGTACGGGATGCGGTTTGAACAGCGATAACCATTCCCTTTAAAAGATAGTCAACAGAAGCTCCACCAGCAGTATCAGCAGTAAACGCATAAGACGTTCCTGCGGAAACAGCAGAACCACCATTAACATCTCCTTTCAAAAGAAGAGAACGGTCAGTAAAGTTGATTTTATTACGATTTTCCAAGTAACGAAATACTGGATCATCGGTAGGTGCTTTGGCTACTTGAGAAAGATACACGAAGAATGGAGATTCTTCAGGGGCTAATTCTGCTACCCTGTCTCCAAAATTAAATATCCGTCTCCTATCAGGAGCCTGACCTACACCAGCAGAGGAAGTAGAAGCTGTGATATCACTGGACTTTAAAGTGCCAGTATTGTATGATATTGCCATTTTATTACCTCTTGGTTTGTGGTTTGTTTGTTATGTCACGGTAATCGCAAAGAGCCACTATTGCCCATGACGGCATCGAAAATCTTATCAGAATCATTTTTTTGTGATGTCTGAGGTTGACCTTGAAGAACGCCAGCAGTTCTAGGAGCTTGTTTTGCCGCATTTACCGCTTCCATTGTATCGTTGTTAGCAACGGATTGGCCGTTTTGCATCTGCCAGAGCTTTACTAGATTGTTCAAACCTACCTGCTCCTTTGGTTTTGTAGTGAACTGTAAGAACTCTTGAATGTCACCATCGGACATTTTATATGTTCCCCTCAATTCATTTACAGTATTTTGCATTTGCATATCAGCTTGTATCTGTTGCTGTTGTTGGGATAACGCAGAAGTCAATCTCTGATTCACTAACGATTCTATTTTATTGTTTACATATCGTCCTGACTCAGAGTTCTCATCTGTGAAAGCATCCCAAGGATTAAAATCATCCTTCCCGACACTGGGTTCGTTTTGCTGTTGAGTTTGTGGTTGAGCTATACCGCTTTCAAGTGCCTGTACCAAGTCAGGTCTCTGCTCCAATAACTGAAGTATTTGTGCTCCTTGTTGTAATCTTGCATTTTCAGCTTGTGACCGATCATACATAGATTGGAACTTCTTAGCTTCAGCTTCATAATCCATTGAAGTAGCTGGTTCTTGTACTGGTTCTTGAATTTGCTCTGGACTCTCAGGCCCAGCTTGCTGATTTACGATATCTTCCACGAAATTCTCATTAGTTACGACTTGATCGTTTTGGACATTTACTTCCTGTTGTTCTGTTGTAGACATAGTCTCTCCTTAGATGTCTTTAGGCTTCAGGAGTAGAACTGACTTTTCTCTGAACATCTTTCAGATTACTAGCCAATTTCTCCACCTCTAGCTTCACCTCGTTTTCTAGTTTACTACGTTGCACTCTTCTGTCTGCTTTAGATTCTGAAGAAACTTCAGATAGCCTAGATTTAAACTTTTCAACCTCGACTCTTTTTCTATCGCTAACAGACTCTCGTTGTGCGGTTTGCAAGTCACCCTGCAAATTCTTTATCTGATCCTGCATTGCCTGAACTTGTTGCTGTAACAACTGCTTCTCTTCTGTTCTACGCATAATACCTTCCTTGTCAAACAACTCAGGATTCTTCTTTAATACTTCATACCTATCTACAATACCCATTTGAAAAGCCTCTAAGTACACTGCAAGCTCTGCATATTTACTAGAAGGCATTGTAGAACCCGGTTCAATTCTTATGTCATGCTGGTCTAACGCATGTTTTTCTTTCTTTAAATCTAACACAGCTCCGGAAACATCTGTATAAAAATTTGCCATAACTTCAGTTATATTGTTATTTGGCTGTGCTAAACGAAAAATCTTTTTGTAGGTATAGTGACCTTTAGACAGATTGTACAAAACCTTACCTAACTTGTTAATACTAAACTCTATATCTCTAAGTTTAGACTTCGGTCTTTCACTCCCCAGTGCAATCATTCTTTCTGTAGCCCTCATTGTCTCCGGGGCTTTTTCTGCAAAACCATGCATCATTTCTGGAAGTCCAAATATAAAATCTATGTAAAACTCTGACTGTTGTATTAATCTATAAAACTCTCCAGCTAAAGGTTGAGGAGCTGGGTAGTGCGGCTCACCTTGGGATGAATCGACTTCAATAACGGCATTTGGATTTGCCCAGTCTTTTTCTAGCTGATCTATATCGTCCACACTACCCAAAGGTACTAACAATTTTAAACCCGCTGATGCTTGTGCATGAGACAATGCTAATGACCATAGCTTGTTAAGCAACCTTTGCATAGGTCTTGCTCTAGACACATCTGATTTGGGATAAGGAGTGCCAGTCCAGATATTTGGAAGGGGCACTATGGGATATTCATCGGTATTAAGTATCTGTTCATACAGCACAACCTCACCCATTGATGCACATACTTTTACACGAGTTTGTAAAACTTCTATTGCTGTAAAAGCTCCAATGTCAAACGCCTCTGAATTTTCCGATACAAACTGAGCATATTCTTCTTGAGAAAGAATACTTTCCTCCTGACTCTTCATATCTATAATGCGATAATAAGGAACTTTTATTTTATAAAATCTTTCTAATACTTGATATTTCTTTACTTGATAATAATCTTTGTCTTTTACTTCCGCTGGAGTAAACACGTTCATAGAGTTTTTGTTTTGAGAAGAAGGATAATCTTCTTCGTCATACGTAAATCCAGATATGTCATTTATTAAACCCGGCATTTCTTCGCCTGTTTCCGGATCAATTCTATCTCCTAATTCTGGGTAGAGGTTAACGGCTTGCTCACCTGTAAGGATGGTGGAAAGGATGATACCATCTGAATCGCTAAACCAACGATCACGAGAGCTAGGAGAAGCATAAACTCTGAACGGGTCAACATAAGTGAACTTAACGTCACCTCTACCAAAATCTGATTCTCTATCAATATAAGCATACAAGTATCCCATGCCTGTAGTAGCATAGTCTTGTATCGCTTGTTTCATTTGCCAATCACCATCAGACTTTTGCCATACATAACCCATCACCGTTCTCCACAATGTAGCAACTTGCACATCGGAATCTTCTCTAGGGGTTATTGTAAATGCAGGAGGTCTTGATGTAAGTACTGCTTTAAATTTTTCTATTGCGGCAGATACACGATCCATAGGTATATCCGCTTGGTTTCTAGATGCTAGGTCGTCAGATTCATCCTGACTAAAATGATTACCAAGATAGAAATCAATGTCCTTACGAGCTTCCGTGTCCCATTCAGATCGTGAGTCACGCCACTGCCTATATAAATCATCATTTTGTAATGCTCTTGGGTCTTGTTCCATACGCTAGAAGGGCATACCTCTCATCATTATCATTCTCTGTAGCATTTGTCGCTTCATCTCTTCATCCGAACCTTGCTTCATCTGTGGCCCTTGATAATCTAAGGACTCTGCACCTTCCAATAAACCTTTCAGCTTCATTAGCTGTAGCGTTTTTCTAGCTTTATTTACCGTATCTTGCTCAATGCTGTTTTGTAACATCATGGCCTGATCCCTTACACCCAACGTACTACCTTCATATATAGAAGGGTCTGCTTGCCTAGCACCAATCTGTAGCGGATCCATAGGTTGAGGTGGTAATGGAATACCTTCTTCTACGGCTCCACCTTCTTGAAATGGTATCAACTCATCAGGTGCTTCTTGTGGTTGCGGGGGCCTACCTTGCAACATACGCCTAATAGCGTTCTTTCGCTCTTGCTCTTTTAAGTCTATATATCCAGCTTCATCAGCAGGGACATAAAAAAAATCCTCCGGAAGAGTACTGGCTTTCTCAATTAAAGGCAACATATCCCGAGGAACCATTTCTTCATAAGCCGATTGCCTTCTTCCTTTTGGGGTAACCATCGAAAGTAATTTTGCTAGCTTACCGACTTCACCACCATCTTCATAACCCATCATCTTCTTCTTTTTAGCCATTCCACCATATCGCATACCCATCAACGAGTCTTTTACCATTCCTCCACCAGCATAATTTGGCTTTACCATTCCACCGCCATACATCATCTTCATGTTGCTTATAGTGGCCATATCAATAATTTTATCAATAGCGGAGTGTCCACCTTCTTCTGGCATATTGTTTAATTTGTTCAACATAGGAACTCCTATCATATCTACGGCTTCTTTGCGAATGACAAATTCACCGGGTGTTAATTTTGCTTTTACTGTGTCTGTGGTACCGGGCATTATTCTTTTATCTCAAAATGTGGAAAATCATCAAAGCGATTGTCTTTCACTTCCCATCTACCTTTTTCTTCATACATATCCCAGTTACCGCCCCATCTTATCTTATAGCCCATACCCCGACCAGTGCCAATAACGAACCCAGCAAAGAGGGTTTGTCGTTCCCGGTCTTCCCAATCCACAGGATAAGGGGTAACATCAACGGCTTTAGAAGGGCTAGAATTATGCCTACCATTAGGATACCTAACCTTAGTACGTTTTTCATCATATAGTTTATTTTGCCTCTCCTTGCTTCTATGACCTTCCAGTATAGAGCAGTCTACGTGCTTAATCACTTCATTAAACACTTCTTGCAACCTTTCGTCACAGGTCGATAATCTTTTCTTTGATCTTGTTGAGTACCTTGGCATGTGTGTATTTAGCTATCTTATGTTAACAATAAAGAGTATAATAGTGCAACATTTAAAATCTCGAACCCGTCATCCAGTTATACGCTTTGCTTTGTATTTTTCGTATTGGATGATCGTCAACATTATCAATAGAGTCTAGTTTAGCCCTACCGCTCTTTGGTGCTTTCGCAAAGTAGTCTGCATAGTACAAAGCATCCATAACATCATCATTTCTAGGTTTGGGGTGTTCAAAGAACTCGTCTACCAGCTCTGTCATCTCTCTTTGTATATATAACTTCTTAGAATTGACAATAGGGCCAAGACTGGTTTCCAGCCTATCTTGTTTTTTAATTCTATTCGGAGGCTTAACTCCCTTAAATATACCCGGAAGAAGTCTTTTCTCTGTTGCGGAAAGCCGTGTAACCATATCCCGAACCATCTCCTGTGCCGCAACTGTCTCAATCGTAACTCTGCGTACTGGAGTATATTTGTTTGCAAGTCGTATAATCTCCTTCGGAACATCGAATGTTGGTATACGCTCACGAAAATACTCCAATACATACCGATTATTGCTGGAATCAATGCCCATGACCAGTATGACTTGATAGTCAGAAGTCTCTGAAGCTGTTGCCGCAAGGTCAACACCCATGTAGATATGAATTGGTATCGCATCTTCACCGTCTATAAGGTAGTTAAATTTACTTTTACATTCAACCCTTCCGTTGTAATACTGTATTCTGTCAATTTTAAACGAAGCACTGGTTACATCTCTAGCATCATTCATGTACTCCTGAGCAAACTTATTAACCAAGCCAGCTTCAATAAACTCTCGTTTTTTAGATTCTAGCTTCTTTTTAGAAAACTGAGACTCCCATAAAGGTCTATCGTTTTCAATAGCCCTGTAAAAGTTTACATCCCAAGGATATGTTCTCTTGTCTTCTTTTGCTTTCTTCCAACCGTCATACGTCATTTGCAAGTAAGAGTCGTAGTGTACAATAGTCCCAGAAAGCCATATCCACCCCTCATTTCCCGGTGTTTCTTCTAAGGCAGGGTACACTGTGGATACAATCCATTTCTTGATGTCTGCACGCCTTTCTGGCGTTTTTGTGTTAAGTTCTGATTCAAAGTCGTCAAGAACAATACCCGTATATCGTACATCTACTTCTGCTCTACCTCTAAGTCTTTGTGATGTACCTTTGGATATTACCCTGTCACCCTTAGGTGTTACTAAATCTTTTTCTGTCCAACGTTTTCCTACGCTACCACCATCCATATTGCCAAAGTAGTATCGTATCATCTTATTGTTTTCAAAGTGAGAGCGGATATATTTTAAATGATCTATAGCCTGTGACTGTTCTTCTGATACCCAAGCAATAAAATGTTGCTGATCATCAGCCGCAAAGCATAGCTTGTGTATGATAGCGGCCTTTGCCACTACAGACTTACCATGACCTCGTGGTATGATATTGCATATTCTAGCTCCCGGTGTAGCATCTATCATCTTCTTTCCCATTTCGTAGTGAAAGGGTGCTGATTCTGATTTCTTTAAGAAGTCATTAGGAAGAAAGGCCCTGCCAAAGTAAATAAGGTTTGTATATGCTTTTGCTAATACCTCATCCCTCTTTTCCATTTCGGATGGGGCTGGGTTAATGTTAAAGCTCATTCAGATAATTGTTTCTTTGTTTCTGATAAGATACCCTGTTCAAATGCTTTGAGCTTGTCCCTGCTAAATCCAGAGAACTCTTGTATTAGTGCTACAGAGTCTACTTTCTTTTCTGTAGATAGTAAGCCAGATATTTTCATCAGTGTCTCCAAGGCTCTAAGCTTATCATTGTCTTTTGCATCTGATTTGTCTACAACATCTTTGGTACTTTCTAGTAAGTATCTTTTTGTGATACCTACTTCTGACATTAAGTTTTCTATTTCTTTATCCACTGCTTGCCTCACTGTTTTGTTTTTAAGTAGTAGTGTTGATCTTTTTTCTGCATACTCTAAACTGTTTGTAGTTGGAAATGCTTTTTGATATGCTTCTGTAGGCTCCATTCCATGTGCGATATACTTAGCAAAGTTTCTTTTTGCATCTGTAAGATACCCACCTGTTTTAATTTGATAGTCTGACTTCTTAGTAAATCTGTATATCTCATCTTTTACCGTACCTGCAAAAGAACCTCTACCTCTGTGATTAAACATACCAATAATTGTTCTAATATAATCGTTATCTCTTTTTTTGGAATCTACAAAACAACCTTTCTTTAGTATTTGAACTATCTTGCCATCGTCTGCAAGACACCAGTCTTCTTCCTCTGCTTTTTTCCAGTCTGTAATTAGAGGTGTGTTAGGATGTGCGGTACGAAACTCTAGTTCTGATTCGTAAGCGTAATGCTTAACCCCTTTAATTGTGCGGCTTAGTGCCAACTAGTTAGGTTCCTCATCGGTAAACATATTGACATCTAGTATTTGTAACTCCGGCATGTTCTTCATGCGATACAGCAACTCAGATATCAAACCGATTTGCCTAGAGCTTGGGTCTATAACATCCATTAGCTTTAGCTCTGCGGATATCTCACGGCAACGCTCTAAATTTTCATAAACGTTACCAATCTTGAAATCACCAGATAAAGCTTTTTGGTAGAGTGTTTTGTATTCTGACATGATTTAATTTAATAAAAACTTGACAAATATGTATTATAGAATATATATTTAATTATCCCAGTTTAGTTTGCGGTTGGTTATTTATAATAGTACTATAGTATATATAGTATAATAGTATATATAGTATATAGTATATATAATATATATATAATATATATAGTAATATAGTATATATAGTAATATATAGTATATGTAGTAAGATAGTAATGTAGTATATATAGTATCCGCTTTGTAATTATAGTACCGGCCCTAGCAATTAATCCAAAAACTTTTAAAAAATTCTAAAAAAAAATATTAGTATGGGCGTTACTCTTACATTACACACATACTACCCCCCAAACCCATTTCACGTTAGAATAGTTATGTTGAAAAAATCAATTTTATTTAGGCACGTTAGAACATTCAAATAATATTTCAATCTTTATAACTTCAATAATATAAGCATTTACGGGGACTAGGTATTAAATAATTAAATAAATGTATAGGATACAGATCAATTCACTATATAAGTTTCAATGGAGCAAGAACCGAACTAATTAAATAAATAAATAAATGATAAATAAATATAT